ATGGTGTAATAGTTTGTCAAGGTGATGATATTTATTGGAGTACAACTGGTACAAGTTATACACAAATTAATAAAAATACTTATAAAAATAAAACAGGAACAGTTTCTGTAACAGCAGGTAGTGCTACAGTAACTGGAAGTGGTACAGCTTTTACAACAGAGTTTGCTGCTAATGACAGAATACAAATTAATAATGTTAACTATAGAGTATTATCTATAACAAGTGATACAGTATTAACTTTAGATTTTAATGTAGTATCTACTGCAAGTTCACAGACTGTTAAAAAAAGTGGAATGTCTAGTTCAGATTTATCTAGTGCAACAGTAATAAATAGAACAAATCAATCTAATATTCAATTTGTTAATTATGCATCTGAAGGTACTTATGGTACTGTTTATATTACAGATGGTAATAATAAAATAGCTGAATTTCAAATAGAATTATCTGGTGGTTCTAATGTATTTCATTTTGAAACATTAGAAAGGTCAACACCTATTAATCCTAAAAGAGCTACAATATTTGCTGAAAGATTAATAGTAGCTGGACAATCAGATTCAGATAGTACAGTTGCATATAGTACTAGGTTAAAACCATATGATTTTACTGGTGCTTCTGCAGGTACAATAGATACTGGAGATGTAATAGTAGGTATAAAAGTATTTAGAAATAGTCTAGTCATATTTTGTAAAAATAGTATTTACGAGTTGACAAACCTAGATTCTACCCCTATACTTAAATCAGTAACCAAAAATATAGGTTGTGTAGATGGTAACACAATTCAAGAGATAGGTGGTGACTTAATATTCTTAGCTCCAGATGGATTAAGAACTATTGCTGGTACAGCTAGAATTGGTGATGTTGAATTAAGTTCTATTAGTAGAAAAATATTACCACTTATAAATAGTTTATTAGATAACATATCTAGTTATACAATTTCTAGTATGGTTATTAGAGAAAGAAGTCAGTACAGATTATTTTATTTTCAAACTGGTCAAGCAGCTTCTTCTCAAAAAGGAATTATAGGAACTTTTAAATTTGATGCTAATGGTGTTCCTGCATTTGAATGGAGTGAAACACTTGGTATGGAAATTAAAAGATGTACTTCAGATTTAAATATAAATAATAAAGAAGTACAGTTTGGTTCTAATGAATCTGGTTATGTATATCAATTAGATACTGGAAATAATTTTGATGGTTCTAATATAGTTGCACAGTTTCAAACACCAGATATGGATTATGGTGATAATGGTTTAAGAAAAAGTTTATACGCAGTTAAGGCAAATATTGAACCAGAAGGAACTAATAATAATTTAAAATTAAGAATAAGATATGATTTTGAATCTACTGAAGTTCCACAACCAGGAGATTTTACAGTAGGTAATTTAAGTAGTGCTTCAGTATTTGCTACTTCTTTATCAGCAACTAATGCTGGTAAGTTTGGTACATCAGTATTTGGAGCAGTAGTATTACCAAGTAAAAGAATGATTGTAACAGGTAGTGGATTTTCAAATAACTTTAGATTTTTTACAGATGATACAGATGCATCATATTCAGTAAATGGAATGTTTGTATCTTTTATAGCAGGAGGAAGAAGATAATATTATGGCAGGATATACAAGACAAAGTAACATTGCAAATGGAAATGTAATTGATGCTACTTTATTTACTAATGAATATAATGAATTAGCAGATGCATTTACTAATACAGGTGGACATAAACATGATGGAACTCCAGGAGAAGGTCCAGTATTAGGATTAATTGGTGATGCAAATTTAGCAACTCCATTAAATAAAATTTTAGTAGATACAACTAACGACCATTTAGAATTTTATACAGATGTATCTGGAACTTCAACACAACAATTTAGAATCCAAGATGGTGCTATTGTACCTATAACAGATAATGATATAGATTTAGGTACATCAAGTTTAGAATTTAAAGATGCTTTCTTTGATGGTACTGTAACATTAGATGGATTAACTATTGGTAGTGCTACAAGTATTACAGATGTTGATACAGATTTAACATCTGTTTCAGGAAGTGATGATACATTAGCTAGTGCTAAATCAATTAAAACATATGTTGATGCTCAGGTAGCAACAATTCCTGTAGGAGATATTACTTCAGTAGTTGCTGGTACTGGTATGACTGGTGGTGGAGTATCAGGTGATGTAACATTAAATGTTATAGGTGGTACAGGTATTACAGCTAATGCAAATGATATTGCAATTGATTCTACAGTTGCAACATTAACAGATTCACAAACATTAACAAATAAAGTTATTGATGTAGATAATAATACATTATCAAATGTTGAAGTAGATAATTTAAAATCTGGAGTATTAGATACAGATATAACTTCAGTATCTGCTACAGATAATACACTTGCTTCTGCAAAAGCTATTAAAACTTATGTAGATGCACAAGTTGCAACAGTTCCTACTGGAGATATAACAGCAGTTGTAGCAGGTACAGGTTTATCTGGAGGAGCAACTTCTGGTTCAGCAACTCTTGCTATAGATACTGCAACTACAGTTGATTTATCTACAGCACAAACTTTAACAAATAAAATTTTAACAAGTCCAGTTTTAAATACTTCTATTAGTGGTACAGCATTTAAAGATGAAGATAATATGTCATCTAATTCTGCTACAGCAGTTGCTTCTCAACAATCTATTAAAGCATATGTTGATAATGAAATAGCAAGTGTTCCAATAGGAGACATTACTGAAGTTGTAGCAGGTACAGGATTAACTGGTGGAGGTGCATCTGGTTCAGTAACTTTAAATGCAGAAGTATCAGCATCAAGTACAAATACATTTACTAATAAAACTATAGATGCAGATGGTACTGGTAACTCAATTACTAATATTGAAGATGCTAATATTAAATCTGCAGCAGCTATTGATGCTACAAAAATAGCAGATGGTTCAGTAACAAGTACAGAGTTTCAATTTATTAATAGTTTATCATCTAATGCTCAAACACAATTAAATGCTAAACAAGCAACTATTGATACATCTAATAGATTAAATGCTAATCTAATACATGATGGTTCAGTAGATAATACAGAATTTGGATATTTGAATGGTGTAACTTCTGCTATTCAGACTCAAATAGACACAAAAGCTACTAATGGTTTTGCTGTAGCAATGGCAATTGCATTATAGTTTGTGTTGACAATATAACAAAAAAAAGGTATAATTAGGATAATTCTATGGCACAAGATTTTGAAAGAACATTATCAAGAAACATATCTAACAATGCAGGTTCACCTACAGAACTAAGAGCTGCAGCTAATTCTGATGACGCAATTATTGGAATTAGATGTGTTAATACTGCTGGTACTTCTGTAAACATAACTGTTTATGTGAAGAATGGTGGTAATAATACACATATAATTAAAGATGCACCAATCCCTACAGGTGGTTCATTAGAGTTAATTGATGGTGGTTCAAAAGTTGTTTTACAATCTGGAGATTCAGTTGAAGCAGTAGCTTCTGCAGCTTCTTCTATTGATATTATAACAAGTGTTGTGGATACTATCTCAGCATAATAAGGAAATAATATACTATGGCATATGTGGGAAGAACACCTGCTAACGCAGCAATAACAGCAGCAGATTTAGATAATGGTATTGTCACAGCAGACAAACTAGCAACTAATGCTGTAACTACTGTTAAAGTAAATGCAGATGCTGTTACAAATGCTAAAACAGAATTTACACCAGGACTAACTATTAAAGGTGATGGTTCAAGTGCTGATGGAAAAATTATTCTTAATTGCTCACAAAATACACATGGAGTTTCTATAGCTGGACCTGCACATTCTGCAGGGCAAAGTTATAATTTAGTTCTCCCTACTTCAGTTGGAACTAATGGACAAGTACTAGCTACCAATGGTTCTAATACAAATCAATTAAGTTGGGTAGATGCAGTAGAAGCTAAACCTGCAGTTGCTGATGTATCACAAACTATTTCTCCATCTACATCACAAACATTTAATATTACAGGTACAGGATTTATATCTATACCAATAGTAGAATTTATTAAATCAGATACAGGAGCTATTACAAGAGCTGGTGCTGTATCTTTTACAAGTGCAACAGCTTTATCAGTAACAGTTACATTAGCTACTGGTTCTTATTATGTAAGAGTAGAAAATAATGATGGTAATGCAGGAAGAAGTACTAATGCAATTATAACTGCAAGTACAGCTCCTACATGGACAACATCAGCAGGTTCTTTAGGAACTATAGCTGGTGATTTTTCTGGTACTGTAGCAACAGTTGCAGCAACATCAGATTCAGCAATTACATATTCAGAAGTTTCATCTCCTGCTATTCTTATAGGTTCAGGTTCAGGTCAAGCTAATTGTACATTAGATTCAAGTACAGGTGTTATAGCAACAACAGATTTCGGTGGTAGTTCAACTACTGCAACAACATATAATTTTACTTTAAGAGCAACAGATGCTGAAGGACAAACTGCTGACAGAGCATTTAGTTTAACTTCTAGCTTCGGTTCAAGTGGAGGAGGACAATTTAACTAATGGCAACACATTTAACTAGATACCCTTTAGATGCCACAGCAGGTAGTGGTTATTCTAAAAAATGGACTTGGAGTGGTTGGGTTAAAAGAGGAAAACTTGGTGCTGAACAAGGCATTATGGGAAATAAAAGAAATGACAATAATGTTAATTCAAGATTTAAACTTTATTTTAGAAGTACCGATAAATTAGGTTGGGAATGTAAAGATAGTAGTGGTTCAGATGATAGTTCATTTGAAACTAATGCTTTGTTTAGAGATACTAATTGTTGGTATCATATCTGCTTTATTTATGATTCAGATAATAGCACAGCTACAGAAAGAATTAAATGTTATGTAAATGGTTTAGATGTAAGAACTGAATATGGTGGTTTTTCTTCTGACAATCAAGCAAGTTCTGGTTTTGGAACATTATGGTCAAGTGCTGTTGCAAATTATTTAGGAACAACAGGAAACAATAGTGGAATAGCTATGCAGTTTGATGGTTGTATGTCTCATTGTCATTTAACTTATGGTTATAGATATGAAGCATCAACATTCGGTAGCTTTGATTCTACAACTGGAGAGTGGAAAATAAATGTTGATCCAAGTGTAACTTATGGTTCACAAGGATATTTTCTTTTAAAAAATGATAATTCAGTAACAGACCAATCAGGAGAAGGAAACAATTATACTGCAACTGGTACACTTACAAAAACAGAAGATAATCCAAGTAATGTTTTTGCTACTAATAATTCTTTATGGAAACAAGAAAGTTCAAGATTTTTAAATCATACATTAGGAAACACTATGATTTCTGGTGCAGGTTCTAGCACATGGTATCAAACTCCTGCAACTTTAGCTTTTAATAGTGGAAAATTT